CAGACAAAAGGGAGGGTCGGATGCCCCTCCCGTCCCGCCAAATGCTTGCGGCGGGCGCTGCGCGGTAGGCGCCGCAGCGTCCTCCGCAAGCATTTGCGCCTACAAAAGGAGGAAACATGGACGTCAACGAGATGACACCCGAGCAGCTGCGAGAGATGGCGGAGTCCAAGGAGCGCATGCGCGCCAACCTGGAGGAGCAGTACCTGGGCTATAAGACCGCAATCCTCGATTTCGATACGGAGCCGAAGCGCCAGAAACTGGAGCCCTGGCAGAAGGCCGTGGTGGTGGAGGGCGCCGAGTACGTCCTCGACATGCGCCGCTTCAAGTCTCGCAAGGTGCTCAAGCAGGTCGCGAAGGCGCAGAGCGAGGCCCAGAAGCGCAACCGCGTCTACGAGGAGGCAATCAGCTCGGGCATGACCGAGGAGGAAGCCACCTTAAAGGCCAACGAGGGGGTCAGCATCGACGAGCAGATCGGCTACCTGACCGCCATGCTCGGCGAGGAGGTCGATGACAAGGTCGCCGAGGTGGTGACCGCCAAGATGGGCTACGACGACTTCGAGGAGATCGTCCGCATCGAGGAGCTGCTCGTCGAGGCCGCTCGCCTAAAAAACTAGTCGCGCTCGTCGGCGTCCTGCTCGATGGGCGCGACGAGCTCAAGGCGGACCTCCGCCAGTACTATTCGCTTGACCTGGACGATGCCATCATCGGCGGGGACTTCGACGGCCTCCTCACGCTCGTGGGGCAGCTGCCGCCGCAGTCGCGCACGGTGACGCGCATCGATCCGCGCGCGTCATGGGACGAGCACGCCTACCTGCTCGCCCTCGTCGCCGACAACCTCTCCTTCCTGCGCTACGAGAACGCCGGGGGCAAGGGCAGGAAGCCCGACCCCGTGAAGCGCCCGAAGGCCAGGGACGCCGAGCCCGCCGCGCGCCGCCTCGACCTGAGTCGGGACGAGGTCGACTCCCTGCTGTTCGGGGAGCGCTCATAGGTAGGTGATCAACCCTTGCCCACCGTGGCCAAAGGCTCGGTGCTGCTGACACCGAAGTTCGACAACCTCACGTCATCGATCAGCCGACAGCTCGACAGCGCCTTCGCCGGCAGCTCCGGCGTCGGCGCCAAGGCCGGGGCCAAGACGGGCGCGGCCTTCAGCTCCGGCGTCGGCGCCAAGGTCGGGGCCGTCGCCGGCATCGTCTCGACGGTCACCGGCAAGGCCTTCACGGCCATCAGCAACTCGCTCGACTCGGCAATCAGCCGCGTCGACACCATGAACAACTTCCCCAAAGTCATGGCGGGCCTGGGATACGGGGTGGACGCGGCAACCTCGTCCATCGACAAGATGAGCGACCACCTAACCGGCCTGCCCACGCGCCTGGACGCCATGACCTCGTCGGTCCAGAAGATCGTGCCGACCGTCAAGGACGTCGGCAAGGCGACCGACATCATGCTCGCCTTCAACGACGCGCTGCTCGCCGGCGGCGCGTCGACGCAGGTGCAGGAGGCGGCGCTCGAGCAGTTCTGCCAGATGCTCGCCAAGGGAAAGCCCGAGATGGAGGACTGGCGCTCGATCGTCACCGCCATGCCGGGCCAGATGGACCAGGTCGCCAAGTCGATGCTCGGGCCGACCGCGAGCACGAACGACCTCTACAACGCGCTCAAGACCGGTAAGGTCAGCGTTGAGGACCTCGAGGACGCGTTCATATCCCTCGACAAGAACGGGTACGCAGGCTTCGACTCCTTCGCCCAACAGGCAAAGACCGGCACGGCGGGCATCGCCACGTCCGTGGCCAACCTGAAGAACTCCGTGACCAAGGCGGTTGCGGCGTGCATCGATGCCATCGGTGTGGAGAACATTACGGCGCCCATCCAGGCGGCGACCGGGCTCATCAAGGGCGCGGGCGACATCGCCGCCGGCGCCATCACGTCCGTCAAGGACACCGTGTCCGACGTCGGCGGCTACGTCGAGCGGTTCATCGGCATGCTCGAGCGCCTCGGCAAGTCCTCTGATAGCTTCTCCACGCTCGCATATAACGCAGACGTGCTCATGCGGGCGGTCCGCGGCGCCCTCGAGCCCGCGGCGGATGCCGTCGGCAGGGTCATCGAGCGCGTGGCCGAGCTGGCTGGACAGACGTTTACCTCAACATGGCCGGAGGACCTCGCGCTTGGCGTCAAGCACGCAGCGGATGCGATCAACGGCCTCGTGGACGGGGCCGGGGGCATCGAGGCGGTCTGCTCCGCGGTAAGGGGTCCCGTTTCCGGGCTTGTGGGCGATTTCGACGGTGCCGCAAACAGTGTCCTGTCCTTTGTCGATTCCTCGAGCGGGATGTCGGCAATCGCCGATGCGGTCAGTAGATTCGTAGGCTCTACTGCGGGCCTGGGCGCCGCCAAATTAGCCATTTCCGGCGTGACGGGCGGCATCGACAAGCTCAAGAGCCTTCAGGTCGCGCTCAAGGGCGTGGCCAAGGTGGCAGGCTCTGGCGTCGGCGAGATCGGTTCGCTCGCTTCTATGGTCTCCGGCGAGGCGACCGCCGCATTCGCCTCAGCCTCCGGCCCCGTCAGAGGGCTGTTCTCGGCCATCGGCACGGGCGCGGGAGCCTTCGCGACGCTCGTCGGCCCGATCGCCATCGTGGTCGCCGCCGTCGCGGCGCTCGCAGCCGGCTTCGGCTACATGATGACGACCAACGAGGGCTTCCGCTCGTCGGCCATGTCGGCCGCATCCGCGATAGCCTCCGGCCTGGCGCCCGCATTCTCGGCGGTCGCCTCGGCGGTGGCATCGGTCATGCCGACCCTGGTCTCCGCGTTCGCGGCCGTCGCCTCGGTCGTCACCGGGCAGCTGCTCCCGGCGCTCGGCAACATCGCCCTCGCGCTGCTGCAGCTCCTCGCCGCCGTCGCGCCCGTCGTCGGGCAGATAATCGCCGCCGTCGCACCGGTCGCGGCGCAGATAATCCAGCTCCTCGTCCAGGTCGCCGGCGTCATCATGGGCGTGCTCGTGATGGCGGTCAACGCCATCGCCGCCGTCGTGCAGGCAGTGTGGCCCGTCGTCCAGACGGCGTTCACCGTCGCCTGCGCCGCCATCTCTGCGATCATCTCGACGGTATGGCCCGCAATAGAGCTGGTCATTACGACAGCGATGCAGGTCATCAGCGCCGTCATCGGCACCGTCCTCGCCGCCATCAGCGGCGACTGGGAGGGCGTCTGGACGGGAATCCAGTCGATCGCCGAGATCGTATGGAACGCCATCCAGACCATCGTCAACATTGCGATAGGCGTCATCTCGTCGGTCATCAGCTCCGTGCTGAGCACGATCAGCGGCGTGTGGTCGAGCACGTGGGGAGCCATCAAGGGCGCGTTCTCCTCCATCTGGGAGGGCATCAAGTCCGCCGCCCAGAGCGGCGTGAACTCCGTCTACACCACGGTCACCGGAATCAAGGACAAGATCACCGGCTTCTTCGCCGGCGCGGGGTCCTGGCTCGTCGAGTCAGGCAAGGCCATCCTCAACGGCCTCAAGTCCGGCATCGAGAGCGCGGTCGGCGCCGTCACGTCGTCGGTATCCGGAGCGGTCGAGAGGATCCGCGGCCTGTTCCCGTTCTCACCGGCGAAATGGGGCCCGTTCAGCGGCCACGGATACACGACCTACTCCGGCCGCGCCCTCATGGGCGACTTCGGCGAGAGCATCGTCGCCGCATCCGCCGGCACCGCCGCGATGGCGTCCAAGGCGCTCGCGCGCGTCGAGGACGTCTTCGACGTGCCCACGGTCTCGTTCGCTTCCGCCGACGCCGCCGGCGCGCGGTCGGTCGCGATAGGGAGCGCCGCGCCCGCCGGGCTCGGCGTCGTCGAGCGCGGAGACACCTACTACATCAACATCGACGGTTCCCTCCTCGAGGTCGATGAGCGCATCGCCCGCGCCCTCAAGGAGCTCATCGCCGAGGTCAAGCGCTCGTCCAGGTCAAGGAGGGGGTAGGGCATGGCATACGCGGAGACAAAGCGAAACGGCGTCAAGTACTACGGGGTCTCCCTGTCGACCTGGGTCGAGAACGTCAGCGACTCGACAGCGCGAATCCACTGGAGCGCCGCTGTCGACTTCGGCGACTGGTACTACTTCGGCGTGCGCCTCCACGTCAAAGTCGGCGGAGTCTGGCGGGCGAGCGGCGACGGTTACACTACCTCCAGTGGCCAGCGTGCCGTCACCGTCAGCGGATACACCGACGCCGCCCGCAGGGACGATGACTACGGAGTCTGGGTCGAGGCCTACACCGAGTCCGTCTCGGTTGGCGGCTACGGTGGCGTCGGATCCGTGACCTCATGCGGCGAGAGCGCCGGCGTCCCCAAGATCCCCGCCTACAAGCCGGACGCGCCGACCGACCTCGTCGTAACGGAGTCGACCGACGGCTCCACCGCCCTCGAGTGGGTCAACCATCCGGACGACGGGGCGCGCAAGTACTACGATGGCGTCAACGTCTACCGCCACACCGATGACGGGCCGACCGAGAACCCGTACAACCAGGGGACGATCTCCAACTGGCGCGACGCTACGACGAGCGCTAATCACTTCTACGACTACGACGTCAGGGCCCGATGGCGCGGCGGTACCTCCGAGATGTCGAACAAGGTCCGAGTCTTCAAGACCCCCGCGCCCCCGGCATCCGTCTCGCTCGCGCGATCCGGCGACGGCGAGGTATCGCTGATCGTGCGGGGTCCCGACATCCCGTGGTGGATAAGCGGCTTCAAGGCCCGCGCGACCTCAGACGGCGGGAAGACCTACATCCCCCGCAGCCTCGCCGCCGACAAGCAGGGGCCGGGCGTCTGGTCCATGACAGACCCGTCCGCCGTGGCCGGGGAGAGGGTCGTCTACGAGGTCTGCACCTACCGCGACAAACCCGTTGCTGACGCCGGAGACACCATCTGCTCGGCGTGGACGGCGTCCAATGCCGTGGCTACGATCTGCCCGCCGTATGCGCCAACGGTCTACGGCCTGGACCCGGCCTACCCGACCGGGACGACGGCGACCGTGTCCTGGTCGCGCAGCCACCCGGACGGCACGGCCCAGACCGCCGCACAGGTGGAGCTGGTCAAGCCCGGCGGCGCCTCGGAGGTGACCGACATCTCCGGTGCAGCCTCGACGGCATCCCTGGCACTGGCCGAAAAGGGGACCTACCGACTGCGTGTGCGCACCAAGGGCTCGGACCCGTCATGGGGCGCCTGGAGCCAGTACTCGTCGCTCACCGTCGCGGACCCTCCGCAGGCGTTCTTCACCACGCCGGCCGAAGACGGTGATACGGTCGTCGAGCTGCCGCTCGACGTCGCATGGGAGGCCGCCGATGAGACGGGCATCGCATCGCAGCGCCTGAGAATCACATCGGCGTCCGCTTTGGTTCTGGACGCCGACGTCGGAGCATCGGCTCGCACGTATTCGGTGGCCACGGGCCTGAGCAACGAAACGTCATACACGCTGGAACTCACCGTGCGCGGCGGCTCGGGCCTGACGGCCACGTTTACCAGAACGTTTGCGACGGAGTGGCTCGTTCCCGCGGCGCCGATCGTCTCGGTCGCGTACTCCGACGACTACGCCGCTACCGTCACCGTGCGCGACGGGGTGTCGGAGTATGCGGTCGACGGCCACCGACTCCGGGGGCCGATGGCCCTGACTGAGTCCGGGAACATCAGGTTCACCGGCGGCGTCGCCATCAGGGGGACCAAGGCCGTGCTGCACGACCTGCCGCCGTGCCAGTCATTCGACGTCATACGCGTGCTGCCGGACGGCTCGCGCCGAACTCTTGCGACCGGCCTAAAGCAGGGCCAGAGCGTCATCGACCGCCTGCCGCCGCTCAACGCGGCGTTCGCCTACGTCGCGGTGGGCCACGCCGCGAGCGGCACGGTCTCCACGACCGAGGTAGAGACCTCGTGCGCCTGCCGCGGATACGCCTTCAACTTCGACGCTGGCGCGACTACGGTCGTCGCCGGCACCGTCGGGGTGGGCGGTCCTCCCGTCTACTCGCGCGGCTACGACCACGACGTCGTCCAGTACCACTTCTTCGGCTCGCCGGGCGGCCTGCCGATGGGCTTCACCTCCAGGAAGCTCAACGTGCCCGAGAACTGGGAGTTCGGCGTCCGTGCCGAAGATATCGGGCACGTCTCGGCGCTGTTCCTCGCCAACTCGCACTGCTGGGCGCGCACCAACGACGGGGAGCGCGCATTCGTGAGCCTGTCTCCGAACATCACGAGGTCCTCGCCTGGCTGGTACAGGGTGAGCCTCACCACCAAGCGAGAGGTCTGGAGGGAGCCCAATGCCTAGGGACAGGTTCTGGCTGGAGCCATTCCACGCAGACTTCCGATTCGTGAGGGTCGGCCTCTCCACCGGCCTCGAGGGCTCCGAGCTCGGCAACATCACCGGAGGAAGCGTGGAGCGAAACCAGGACACGGCCATCTTCGAGCAGGGGAGCATCGACTATGTCGGGGAGCTCGACCTGGGCACCGACCTCCTGCGCGTGTACCTCGAGGCTTCTTCCCTGTGGACTGGCGAGAGCCGCACGGAGGCGCTCGGAACCTTCTACGTCTCCACCCCAAAGGCGAGCGCTGACGGTGCGGTCACCACCGGCGCCGCCGACATCTACGGCAGGCTCAGGGCGCTCGCCGAGGACGATTTCGACGGACCATACGTGATCCCCGCCGGGACCAACATGGTCGACGCCGCAAGGAAGATCGCCGAGAGCTGCGGCCTGGAGGTCGTCGCAGACGAGAGCGACGCCGTGCTCACTTCGACGTGGGTGTTCGGCATCTCGACGACATCGTCCGACGAGGACCGCACGGACTCCAAACTCGCCGCCGTCAACCGCCTGCTCGAGGCCGCCGGATTCCTCGCGGCGCACACCGACCCGTACGGACGCGTGCTGTTCCGCCGCTACGTGGAGCCGGACCAGAGGCCCGTCTCCTTCGACTACGTCGAGGGCCCCGACTGCCGCGTGACGCTCAAGCTCGACCGCGAGCGCGACACCTTCGACGTGGCCAACGTCGTCCATGTCGACTTCTCGTCTCAGGACATCTCGGTGCGAGGCACGGCGGTCGACGACGACCCCGACAGCCCGTACTCCACCGTGAGCACCGGGCGGCGCGTGACCGCCCGATACGACCTATCCGACCTGCCCACGAGCGTCACGGAGGACTCGAACATCCTCTCTGGCGCCGCCGAGATGCAGGTCGGCTCGGGGACCAAGGAGAGCGGGACCTACCGTCAGAGCGACAGCCACGGCTCCATCTCCACCGTGTACGTGCCGGACTCCCCACAGACCGCCGTGTTCTTCGGCCTCAAGGTCGTAAGCGACGGCGGGCGCATCGGCTTCTGCCAAGACAGGGTCGGATCGCTCAAGAAGGGCGTACCGGTCACGCAGAGCCTGTGGATCAAGGGGACGAAGGGCGCACGCGTGAGCCTGCAGGCTTGGTGGGTGCCGTCCTTGTCGGGCGGCCCGCACCTGCATTACGCGACGCTCACAGGCGAGTGGCAGCGCATCGTCGCGACCGAGACGCCCGCGGACAACTACAGCGAGATCTCGGCCGGATACGTGTACCTGGAGTCCGGCGGGGAGGCCGTCGTCGTCGCCGAGAAGGTGGAGGAGGGCCCCACGGCCACGCCGTGGCCCCATGACGCCATCCAGGCCGCCGCCGACGCCAAGGCCGCCGAGCTGCTCAGGGACGGGCGGTCCGTCATCCAGAGGGTGAACTGCACCTGCACATACGACCCTGTGTCGGTCTACGACGCGGGCAACCTCCGCCTGGCGAGCGCCGACATCGATGCCGACCACACCTGTATCAGGACGCAGACGCTCAAGTTCGAGACGGCCTGCCCGATGGATATCGAGATGAGAAAGTTCGAGAGGAGAGCGGCATGAGCATGGCGTCAGACCTCCTGGAATCGATTGAGCCGCCCGACAGGGCATCGGTTCAGATCGCCTACGGCTACGTCGCGGCCGTCACCGGCAGCTCGCTGTCGGTGCTCGTGCGCGGCGGCGTGGCCGAGGGCGTGCGCATGACCACGGGCTGCTCGGGCGCCAAGGTGGGGCAGAGGGCGGTGCTCATCGGCTCGCCGCCGGTCTGGACCGCGATCGGAATCCTCGCGTAAAGGAGGGACATGAAGGTACACAAGATCAAGGTGCGAGACCGCACCGTGTCGTGCGACGACCTCGAGCTGGTCCAGGGCACGCAGGGCGTCGACGCCGTCGGCCTCGACCTCGATCCGGAATGGACAGGGCTCGAGGTCACGGTGACGTTCGCTGCGGCGGCCGGCAACTACACACCGGCGCGGGACGGCGGAGTCTGGCCCGTGCCGTGGGAGGTGCTCAAGGAGACCGGTGAGGTCGAGGTCGGCATCGAGGGCCGACGCGGTACCGACGTACTCAAGTCGGTGCGTATGCCGTGGCCGTTCCGCGTGCGCCCGTCGCTCACGGTCGGCCAGCTGCCCAGCGACCCGACCGTGAGCGACCTGCAGGCGCTCGTGCTCGAGGCCAAGGAGCTCAAGGCGCAGATCGCGCAGACCGTCGCCGACGCCCGCGCTGTGCTCGGCGAGATCGAGGACTACGCCATCGCCGAGTGGAGTGTGGATGCCCGGGTTCATCGCCTGCTGGTGGGCCCTGTCAAATCGAGGAAGGATGATGCCTAGTGGCTGATGAGAACACCGGCGGCACCCTGACCGAGGTCAAGGTGTCCGAGGGCGAGTACATCGACGGCCTGACCGTCACCCTGAAGGACGGCACGTCCAAGGACTACCCGTTCAAGTACGAGAACGAGGAGGCCCTGGAGACCGCGCGGATCGCCGCCGACGCCGCCGCAAAGGCCGCGAACGAGGCCAAGGCCGCGGTGGAGGCCAACGAGGAGCAGCGCAAGACGGACGAGGCGACGCGCGTCTCTAACGAGGAGACGCGCAAGACCGAGTTCGCCGAGGCGAAGAAGGCGGCCGAGGACCAGACCGCCGAGGCGAAGAAGGCGGCCGAGGCCGCAAATAAGGCCAAGGAGCTCGCGGACGGCGCGACCGAGCTGGCCAACACCGCCGCGGGCAACGCGGACGAGGCCACCTCGTCCGCCACCGAGGCCGCACGCAAGGCCAACGCCGCCGCCGAGGCCGTCAGCGTGGCCACGCTGGGCATCTCGCCGCAGCAGCTCCGCGCGATGGTCCGCATGGGCAACGCCGCCGACGTGCTCCGCGTCGGCGATCAGCTCAACTCGACCTTCACGTGGGAGAGCGAGGAGTACCCGCTGCCGTGCGACGTCCTCCATCACTTTAACGGTCGCGACGCCGACCACCCGCTGTCCACGCTCGAGGGCGGCATCGAGGCCCCGACCATGGCCATCGGAGCTCACTTCGCGCTTCCTCCTGCCTGCGCCTTCGACAGCATGGAGGCGCTCTACGTCCCCGAGGCCGACATGCAGCCGGGCCAGTACGACATAATCGTCGAGGTCAACTATGTCTGGGGCACCGGCGTGTGCGCCGCGAAGGGGTCGACCAGGTTCACCTTCACGACTACGAAGGTATGGCCTGCGGGCTGCCAGGTCCTGTGGAACGCCTCCTACGGCGGAGAGTTCACATCGCTCACCGCGTACGAGAACTTCAGCGATAAGGTCATCGAGACGGTATCGGTCGCCGCCGGCAGCGGCGGCACGCTGATCGGTACCGCCAACGAGCAGATCAACGGGCGTATCAACAACATTCAGCGCGCCTGCGAGGGCAACAACGACTACACGAAGTCCGGCTTGCATCGATGGGCCAATGCACATGGCACCGACTGGGACGTACAGCAGGGCATATTCGACCGCCCGCACCCGCTCCACGGCAAGCCCGGCCTGCTCGACTGCCTGCCGCCGGAGCTCGTCGAGGTCCTGGCGAAGGTGTCGGTCAAGACACAGCTCCACCCGGTCGACGGCGGCGAGATCGCCGAGACGTTCGACTACGCCTACCCGCCGTCCGCGCGACAGCACTACTTCAGCAACTACCTGGGCGCCACGACCGAGGGCTACAACGCCGAGGGCGTTCCGTTCGACTACTTCAAGGCGCTCGCGGTGAGCACCGGGATCACCGGCCCGTTCCAGGGCTGGCAGACCTACCCGGCGCTCATCACGTTCGGTGCTGAGAACCACACCGTTGCCTGCAGCTGCTGGCTTCGCTCCCCGATCCGGGACGCGGCGTTCGCGTGCTACGAGGGGATCGTGTACTCGTCTGGCCTCGTCTGCGACGCAGGGGCGGCGCTCGGCAATCGGCTCGTCGTCGTCCTGCATATCGGCTAATCGTCTAATCCGGCGGCGCACCCCTGCGCCGCCGCGGCTGTGGAGGAAAAAATGGGAGTGCCAGAGGGCAAGCGAAGGGAAGACAGGCTCGAGGTGTACGACCTGGCCAGGGCCATGGCCGTGCACACGCTCGACATCACGCGCAATAGAAGGGTCTTCCCGGGCCGCTACGAGAAGGTCGTGAACGGCATCAACGGGGTCGCATGGGAGATCCCGCGCAACCTCTGGCTCGCCAACAACACCAAGGTCGGACCCGGCCAGCCGCCGGAAAACCTCGCGGTGCGCCGTCGCCACCAGCAGACCGCGATGAGCTACATCAACGAGCTCCTGTTCGAGATCGAGATGTGCGAGATGGTCTTTGGCGGCAAGCGCGATGACGACAGCGACGAGAAGAAGCTGTCCCGCAGGAGGATCAGCTACTGGTCGGGTCTCGTCGTCCAGGTCAAGGAGATGGCCAGGGCCTGGATTAAATCGGACATAAGGCGGTTCGGGCAGCCCGAGCCGCCTCGGGGCTAGGTTGAAGTTGCCTGCAACTGCTGGCTTCGCTCCCCGAACCGGAACGCGGCGAACGCGAACAACGAGGGGATCGTGAACTCGTCTGGCAACGTCAGCAACGCAGGGGCGGCGAACGGCAATCGGCTCGTCGTCGACTGAGACGGCACGGCGGAAGGAGCGCGGACGCATGGGCCGTAGCCCGCAAGACAGACCGTCGCAGGGAACCGACACCCCGCCGGGACAACACCGGGAAGCAGGGCGCACCGACGACAACGGCCCCCACGGGGCTATGGAACCTATACGCGATGCGCGCCTCGCGTACGCGCTCTCGCCGGAGGGCCTCAGGGAGGCCGCGGCAAAGTGCCAGCGGGGCAAGATGTGGAAGCCGAGCGTCAAGTCATTCTCGCTCAACGTGCAGGAGAGGTGCGAGCTCCTATCCAGGAGCCTCATGGCGGGGGAGTACGACTTCCCCGAGCCGCACCATTTCATCCTCACGAGGCCGAAGAGGCGCGACTGCTCGGCGCCACCGTTCAAGGACCGCATCGTCCAGCGGTCCCTAATCGACAACGTAATCTACGAGGACATGACGAGGAGCCTGATCGGGGCCAACTGCGCCTGCCGCAGAGGTATGGGCACCGACAAGGCCCGCGACCTGCTCGTGCGCGACCTCAAGCGTCACTGGCACCGCCACGGGCTGGACGGCGGGATCGAGCTCTTCGATATCGCCGGATACTACCCCAATAAGCCGCACAGGCTGGCCAAGGAGACGTTCCGCAAGCGCCTTGACGATCAGACGTACGCCCACGTCGAGCGGGCGCTCGACTCGCAGGCGGGGCGCAACCGACATGACGACGGGGACGGCTTCGGGGCGCGCGGATACGAGGCCGGTAGCGAGCTCATGCAGGTCGCGGGGATCTGCGACCTGGACGGCATGGACCATTACACGAAGGAGGTCCTCCGCGCCAAGTCCTATACGAGGTACATGGACGACTTCTATGTCCTGGACGCCGACCTCGAGTACCTGAGGTGTGCTAGGGAATCAATCGAGGATTACCTCGCGCGCATCGGCTACAGGCTCAACACGTCCAAGACGCACATCCAGCCACTCACCGAGCCGGTCCCGTGGCTCGGCTACACCTACCAGCTCACGGAGCGCGGCAAGGTGATCGTTCGCATGAAGCCGGAGAAGTACCGCGAGCATATGCGGCGCCTCCGCAGGATGCGGAAGGCTGTCGATGCCGGGCGCATGGCGCGCGGGGCGGTGGACGCAGTCTACGAGTCGTACCGCAGCGAACTCGTCGACCGGCACGTCACGAGGAAGCAGGTCGTCAAGTTTGAGCAATTCTATCGAGATCTTTGGAGGTAAGTATGGACACCATCACGGTTTCGAGGGTCGCCGACCCGGCGGCACTGCGCGAGATCGAGGTGCTTCGCGCCCGCCACGAGGACAATGCGGCCATGATCGACTATCTGTCCCTCATGACTGACGTCGAGCTTCCGGTGAATGACGACAGCGAGGAGGGAATGCACCATGAGTAGATACGCCGAGCGCCTCATGTCCTACTACGTGAGCGGCCGCTGGCCCGCTGAGGCCATCGAGGCCGCATGCGCCAAGGGCAAGATCACGAAGGACGAGCGAGACGCCATCTTGGCGGCCAAGGAGGACTAGCGCATGGAAGTGCTCAAGCTCTTCGCGCCGTATGGGCCTGGCTGGCTTGGCGGCGCGGCGTTGATCCTCATCGCCTTCCATTTCGGTAACCAGTTCTTGTCCGAGTACAAGCTGCAGAACGAGCGCAAAGCCAGCCTTGATATCAAGCGTGAAGAGCGCAAGCAGGCCGAGGTCGACGAGCGCGCGCAGCGCGACCGTGAACGGTCCCAGATGGAGGGACGCATCGCCGTGCAGATGGAGCGGTCAAACGCGCTCATGGAGGCCATGAAGACTCTTATGGAGTCCGTGGTGGCTTCCAACGAGGTCCTGCACAGCGACCTTACGCACAGTCAGGCGAGAAGCCAGGGAATGGCGGAGAAGGTCGACCACATCTGTGACAGAGTCGATCTGATCTACAGCAGGGAATCCGACAAATAGGAGTAAACGAATGACTGAGATTCAAGCCGGCCTCACGGTTGCCACGGTGCTCTTGGTGCCATACATCGTGCAGGCCATCAAGACCAGAGCAATGACGGGCAGCGTCGCCCGCTGGACGGCAATCGCCGTCTCGGCGGGATGCGGGGCTCTCACGGCCATGTCCGGAGGTGTCCCGACCGACCCCTCGGCGTGGGTGACGTCCATCTTCGCGGCGGTCGGCGGCGTCCAGGTCGCGTACAGCGCGTTCAAGTCGGTGGGCATCACCGACAAGTGGCTGGACGCGCTTCTCGCGCTTGGCGACGTAAAGAGAGAGGACTAGTAATGGCCAAGCTGTTCATCATCTGTGGCCACGGTGCCGGCGATCCCGGCTGCTGCGCGGGCGGCTATACCGAGGCCGAGCGTGTCCGCGCCCTGGGCCAACGCATCAAGGATCTCGGCGGTTCCGAAGTCGAGCTTGGCGACACCTCGCGCAACTGGTATGCCGACGGCGGCGTAAACCGCTTGCGCACGGATGCGCCGGTGGTGGAGCTGCACATGGACGCCAGCGGAATCGCGACAGCACACGGCGCCCACGTCATCATCAAGTCCGGCTTCGAGCCCGACGATTACGATAAGGCCCTCGCCGACAAGCTGTCGGCGTTCATGCCCGGCCGTGCCGAGAAGATCGTGCGCCATTCCGAGCTCGCCAACGTAAACCGAGCCGCAGCACGCGGCATCAACTACCGCCTGTGCGAGAACGGCTTCATCGACAACGACGGCGACCGCGAGAAGTTCAATTCCAACATTGACAAGCTCGCGCGTATCTACCTCGAGTGCTTCGGTATCACCGCGTCGAGCGCTCCCACACCCCCGACTCAGGCGCAGCCCGCACCGCAGGAGACGACCGAGGGCTTCGGTGGCAAGTACCGCTGTACCGTCTCAGCGCTCAACGTGCGCGACGCGCCGTCCCTTTGCGGCAATGTCGTGGCCAGCTACTCAGGCGGCCAGACCGTTCTACTCGACGATTGGTATAAGATCGCGGACGGCTACGTTTGGGGCCGTTACACGTCGTACAGCGGTCACGCCCGTTACATCGCGGTCGGCAGGGCCACGGGCAAGCCCGAGGCCGACGACTTCCTCGCGAAGGAGTGACATGAAGCCTAGCGAGAAGCTGTTCGGTCTCGTCTACGCGGTCCTGGCGGTCATCGCCATGGTCACGCTCATCGCCGTTGCGTGCTCGCTTGCGCATCCAAGCTACGCGCGAGCGGCTGATGCCGTCACTGTCATGGACCAGGCCGACGGGCCGCTCTACGACCTCCCGCAGAACGTGTCCTCGTACATCGCGACCGAGCGCTCGACTAACCGCGCCTACATTGTGGTCGAGAGCGACCACGGCATCGCGATCACGCCGTACCTCGACGGGGACGGCAATCAGGTGATTATCGACAGACCTTAAGCGCGAACCCCTCCCCGGTACTGCCGGGGAGGGGTTTATGCATAGCCGTATATCCGTTAATAACCGTTCTCCAATGCAGTTTCAGCTAGTTAGGAGCGAGTGAGAGCATCGTTACCTGCAACTTTGCTGGTGCAGCACGTGCCAAAAAGTCACATTCAAGACTCTTAATCCCAAGGTCCAGGGTTCGACCCCCTGACGGCCCACCAAAGCATGTTAAAGCGACTGGCTTAGGCTGGTCGCTTTTTTTGTTAACCATACATGGGTCGAACCCGAAAGGGCGCGAAGCTGAGAAATCTCCATTGTGATTCCCTTAGGGAAAACACGGCTAAAGCCCCGTAAGCGTGTTCTCCTTAGGGGAATCATGCTTACGGGGCTCGATACAT